CTTTAACAACTCAAGCAGACTTAAACGAAACTTCATTGGAGCAGTCTTTAATTGACATTGCTGCAATGACTGACGAAAGAGGTCTTAAAATTGCTGCTAGAGGAGTAAAAATGATTATTCCTTCTGAGCTTCAATTTACAGCTGAGAGATTGATGAAGTCTCAAGGTAGAGTTGGAACTGCTGATAATGATATTAACGCAATCGTTTCTATGGGAATGGTTCCTCAAGGTTACAGAGTGAACAATTTCTTAACAGATCCAGATGCGTTCTACATTATCACTGACGTGCCAAATGGTATGAAGTACTTTGAAAGAGCAGCAATTAAAACTGCTATGGAAGGTGACTTCGATACTGGTAACGTAAGATATAAAGCTAGAGAAAGATACTCTTTCGGAGTTTCTGACTTTAGAGGTATCTTTGGCGTTCAAGGTGCATAATAATTAAAATATTTGAGGCGGGACACAATCCCGCCTCATTTAACATATAGAAAGAAAAAACCATGAATAAATACTTAGTCAAAATATTTACAAAAAAACTACAAACACAATTTGAAATAGAAAGCGAAAAAGAAATAAATAATGCAGCTGAGCTAAATCCTCTCATTGTTGACTTCTTAGGAAAATCTGATATAAAATGGGAACAAAATGATCTGGAGTACCATAGTACTATTAGTGATTTTTATATAACCTATGAGGAGGTTACAAATGGCTCAGGACAATATGGTGCTGTTCGCGAAGAAACTCAAGCTCGAATCTAGATGGAACGAGTTGTTTCTTGAAAATAGAGGACAAATAACCGCTGAGATGTCTGTTCTAGGTGATGAGATTAAACAAGTAATCAGAACCATCATCAGAGAACAAGAAGCAAAAGTCCATAGCAATCCTAGAGATGGTGAAATCCATCTTTATGCTGGTTAATTAGGACTTATAAATCACTGGAATCAATCTTTTCCTGTAGGGATTTCTTGCACTATTCTAAAATTTATTATATAAATTAATTACTATACATAAATATTCTGCATAGACGCGTATAGTCGACGGCCTAGAGACTATGTAGAAATAACTAGGAGGATATAAATATGGCAAATACTACGTTTACAGGACCAGTAGTAGCACTTAATGGTTTCATTGGTGGTGCTAACGAAAACGCTGGTGATACACAACAAGGTGGAAAAGTTTCTTGGACTGTTTCTAATGCATCGACTGTTACGATTGCATCAGGCACAAGATCAGGAGAAACTTTAAGTGCAGTTGATAATGATGGTGTTATGATTTACGTTGCTAACGGATTTTCTAACGCAGCTACTTATGCATTTTCTGATGGTACTACTTGGAAAAGAGTACAAGACGGTGCAGACATTGCAACTGGTGCATAATTAATTATGGAGCCCTTCGGGGCTCCTTTAAATTCTAAGGAGAATAAATATGGCAAGTAAAGGCGATATACAAGCAACTAGATTTGAAGCAACAACTACAAGTGCTATTGTTGCACCAGCTGTAAGACTAAGAGGTATTATAGTCTCTAACACTGACGCAACTAATGCAGGTAAAGTTACTTTAACAACTTCTTCTCAAGCAGGTGCTGCATTATTTACAGCAGATGTACCAGCTGGAGATGTAATTAATTTTTCATTTCCTGAAGATGGAATTAGATTTGGTGAAGGAATATTTGTTTCTACATTTACAACAGTTGCAGCTGTAACTTTATTGACTGATAAATATTCTGGATAGTTAGGAGCTTAAATGGCAACTTCTGGAACAACAACTTTTGAATCAGGTTTTTATATTGATGATATAATTACTGAAGCTTATGAAAGAGTAGGCAGATTTGATTATTCAGGTAACGATATAAAAACTGCAAGACGTTCTTTAAACATTATGTTTCAAGAATGGGCAAATAGAGGTTTGCATTATTGGGAAGTAGGAAATAATTCAATTACATTAGTTAATGGTCAATCTGAATATACAATGTATAGATCATCAACAGATGGTACTTCTGATGCTACAGCTATTTATGGTGTTGATGATATTTTAGAAGCTGTTTATAGAAATTCATCTAGTGTAGATTTTCCTTTAACAAAAATTAATAGATCTTCTTATCAAGGTTTATCAAATAAAACTGATACAGGAACTCCAACACAATATTTTGTACAAAGATTTATAGATAAAGTAACTATTACTTTATATTTAACACCTGGTTCAACTGAAGCCGGTAATACAATTAATTATTATTATGTAAAAAGAATTCAAGATGCGGGAGCTTATTCTAATGAAGCTGATGTACCTTATAGATTTGTACCTTGTATGGTATCAGGATTAGCTTATTATTTATCACAAAAATTTAATCCACAACTTGTTCAACAAATGAAATTACTTTATGAAGATGAACTTAAAAGAGCTCTTGAGGAAGATGGTTCTTCATCAAGTTCTTTTATAACACCAAAAACTTATTATCCAAATGTCTAATTTATCAAAAGGAAAATATGCACAATTTATTTCAGATAGAAGTGGAATGGCTTTTCCATATAAAGAAATGGTTATTGAATGGAATGGTTCCAGGGTGCATGTTTCAGAATTCGAAGCTAAACATCCACAATTAGAACCAAAACCACATACTGCAGATGCTCAAGGTTTAACAAATGCAAGACCAGCTAGAACAGAACCAGCAGTTTTAATTTTATTAAATCCAAATCCTTTTGAAACAATTAACTATGCCGGTACAACTTATGTAAATGTGTATGAACCTTTTCACAATAGATCTACTTCTGATGTAGTAAGATTTAGAGGACCAAGTAATGCAACTGGTTTTGGGGATATACCTACATTTGATAATGTAACTGATATAGATAATGCATTAGGATTTAGTATTATACTTGGCAAAATAGATTCAAGTGGTAATATAACAGATACAACTAATTATTATTATTTTGTAAGTAGTGATACTGCTACTTCAGGTGATGTATACGGAGGAGGAGATAACTGTACTGCAGGACCGGTAACGTTATCAGCTTAATATGACTTATTCAGAATTATTACAAAAAATAAGAGATTACACAGAAGTAGATTCAAATGTTTTAACAGATTCTATTTGTAATGGTTTTATTTCTGATGCAGAATTTAGAATTTTAAGAGATGTCGATTCTGATAATAATAGAAGATATGCAACAGCAAACTTAATTACTTCTCAAAGATTTATAAATACACCTAATAATTTACTTGTAGTTAGATCTGCTCAAATTGTAGATGGTGGATCAGGTTCAACTAGAAATTTTTTAGAATATAGAGATACAAGTTTTATGTCAGAATATAATTCAACAGGAGCTACTGGAGAGCCAAAATATTACAGTATGTGGGATCAAGACACCATAGTTGTAGCGCCTACACCAGATTCTACCTATGAAATTCAATTAAATTATATCTTGAAAGATGAAGGTTTATCGAGTAGTAATACAACTACATATTTAAGTCAGAATTTTCCCAACGGACTTTTATATGCTTGCTTAGTAGAAGCATTTTCATTCTTGAAGGGGCCAAATGATCTCTTGCAATTATACGAAGGAAAGTATAAACAAGTAGTTGAAGGCTTCTCAATTGAACAAATGGGAAGAAGAAGACGAGATGAATATCAATCAGGTGTTCCTCGAGTCGGAGGTAAATAAGGAGATAAACTATGGCTATAACACAAGCGATTGCAAATTCTTTCAAAAAAGAATTATTGGAAGGTGAGCATAATTTTAAGCAGACTGGTGGCGATAATTTTAAATTAGCTCTTTATACCGCAGGTGCAACTTTAACTTCTGCTACAACTTCCTTTACAACTACTGGTCAAGTAGGTGATTCTGGAACATACACTTCAGGTGGCGGAGCATTAGTTAATAATGGTACGTCGATTACTGCTGGTGTAGCTAGAGTTGATTTTGCAAACTTATCATTCACTGGTGTGACTTTAACTGCTAGAGGTGCATTGATTTATAATACATCTGCTACTGTAGCTAATGCAGCGGTTGCTGTTTTAGATTTTGGTGGAGATAAATCTGCAACTTCTGGAACGTTCACAATTCAGTTTCCAAATCCAACAAGTACGGCAGCTATATTAAGAATCTCCGGCTAATTTAACAGGAGGTTTATATGTCAGCTCCTTGGGGCTCTAACACATGGGGAAGTGGATCATGGAACGTCGGTTCTCAAGACGTTACTGTTGATTTACAAAATAAACCTTGGGGCGAAGGTGCGTTTGGAGAAGGCGCATGGAATGAAGGTGAATCATCTTCGTTTCCTTTAACATCTTCTATTGGATCCGTTTCAATTTCTATAAGTCAAAACGTTGACTTATCTGGTATAGCTTTAACAGCTACTTTAGATTCCGTAATAACAACTGCAGATGCAAATACAGATGTAACTGGTCAAGCATTAACTATTGCTGATGGTAATGTTACAATTGATAATATCAGTTTAATAGATGTAACCGGTCAAGCATTAACTGCAACAGAAGGTAATGTAGATGCAGACCCTGATGCCGTAGCCACTGGCCAAGAAATGACGGCAGCATTAGATGATGTTACAATTGAAATTGCAGTAGGACCAATCATTGTACAAGATGAAGAACTTACAGCTAATTTAGGAAGTGTCACTGCAACAGGAACTGCAAACATATCTTTAACCGGTCAAGCATTAACTGCAGCAGAAGGTACAGCTACTTTAGATGCATTAACTCCTGTAGATGTAACTGGTTTTGATTTAACCATGCAGGAAGATGATGTTACTGCAATTATTGATGTAACAGTATCATTAACAGGAGAAGCATTATCTGCTAATTTAGGTACCGTTGATGCAGTATCTATAGCAGAAGTTACTGGTCAAGAAATGACTATGCAAGAAAACGATGTAACAGTCGTTGGAAATGCAGTAGTAGAATTGACAGGTTTTGGCTTGACAATGCAAGAGGGAAGCCTTAAAACTGTTATCTGGAACCCAGTAAATACAGGCTCAACTTCAACATGGACTGAGGTAAATCAAGGTTCTACATCAGGATGGACAGAAGTTGACACTGCTGCATAAATTTAATAATATGAATTAATTTAAGGAATTTAAAATATGGCAAATTCTACATCAGCTAGTTTAAAACTAACCGTACAAGCAACTGGAGAAAACTCAGGAACTTGGGGTCAGATTACAAACACAAACTTACTTATTTTAGAACAGGCAATTGGTGGTTATTCATCTGTTGCTCTTAATGCAACAACCGGTGCAACTTTAACTTATACAAACGGTGCATTATCAAATGGTAAAAATGCAGTTATCGAATTAACTGGAACAATTACCACAAACGTAAACGTAACAATTCCAGATGGAATTGAAAAAACATATTACATTTATAATAATACAACTGGTGCATTTACTGTAACATTCAAAACATCTTCTGGTTCAGGTGTTGCTTTTGCAACAGATAATAAAGGTTATAAAATTTTATATTCAGATGGAACAGATGTAACTGAAGTTCCAACTTTACCTGGAGCAGGTGAAGTCACCAATGCAATGTTGGTTAATAAATCTATTACATTAAATGGTGTTACTGCAACGCTAGGTTCTTCAGTAACAATTGCTGCAGGAACAGATTGGCAAGCAGTTAAGACTACAACTTTTACAGCGGTCGCTGGTGAAGGTTATTTTGTAAATACAAACGCTGGAGCATTTACAGCGACATTACCTGCAACACCATCAATTGGTGATGAGGTTTCATTTGTAGATTACGCAGGAACTTTTGATACGAATAATTTAACAGTCGGCAGAAATTCTGAAAACATTCAAGGTTCAGCAGCGGATTTAACAGTAGCAACAGAAAGAGCTGGCTTCACATTAGTATACACTGATGGAACTCAAGGTTGGCTTTTAAAGAATAATTAAGGGAGGTTGAATGACAACCTTTAAAGAAATCAGAGGCCAGCTAATCAGATCGGTCAGCAGTGACCCAGCAAATCCACAAGTAGGTGAAATTTGGTATAATAATACTATTGGTGTTTTGAAAGGGTATCTTAACCTTGGTGGTACT